ATCAGCATTGAATTTACGGGAACGGGTGCTTTGACATTCAACAAAGGAGAGAGTGGAACAGGGGGTAGCAATTAATGAAAAAAGGTGTAATTTACAAACTTGACAAGGAAAGAACACTTCGTTATGGCGTAAATGCCTTGGCGAGAATCGAAGATAGTATCGGCAAACCCATTATGGGTCTTGACCTTGAACATCTCGGTATTAAGGAATTGCTAGCGATTGTTCACGCAGGCTTATACCACGAAGATAAGTCGCTCACGGTAGAGCAAGTCGGCGATTTAATTGACGATTATTCGGATATTAACGAAGTCGCAGAGAAACTCGGCGAAGCCTTGACTCTTGCGTTTGGTAAGAGCGACAAAGAAAGCAAACAGGGGGAATAAGCACCGCCGCTTTTGACTTATCCGAAATCACGGACACAGCCGTTGTATATTTGGGTATCGACCCATTAATAGTAGGAGAATACACTCCCTACGAACTAATGCTAATAGCAAAAGGCAAGAAAGAGAGTGAACAAAGGGAATTTGAAAGCAAACTCACTCTTGCTTGGCACATAGAGGCGTTCAGCAGGCAGAAACGCTTGCCGAGCCTAGAGAAGATACTCAAGGATGCAAGGCGAAAGCCAAGAAAGAAATCGGATAGTAGAAGTGACGCCATCTTAAAAGCAATGGCGGCGGAACAGGGCGTGATTATCGATTAGGAGGTAGGAAATGGCAGTTATAAGAAACCTTGTTGTCAAGATAGCAGCTGACATTTCTTCGCTCTCGAAAGGGTTGCAAACCGCCCAAAAGAACATCCAAAAAGTGTCGGCGGCGTTCACGAAAGCAGGCACAAAACTAACGGCAAGCATAACCGCACCGCTTGTAGCATTAGGCACAGCGGCGGTCAATGTTTCGCAAAAGTTCGAACAATCCATGGCAAACGCGGCATCTGTCGCAGGTGCGACAGGGGAAGAACTCCAACGAATGACCGACCTTGCTCGTGAAATGGGTTCAAAGACCGTATTCTCGGCAAGTGATGCAGCTGACGCATTGTATTATATGGCATCAGCAGGTTATAAGGTTGACCAGATGGCTGACTCAATTCAAGCCACCCTTAACCTTGCGTCAGCAACGCAGTCCGACCTAGCATTCACGACCGATACTGTTATATCGGCATTGAACCAGTTCGGCTTGGAGGCAAACCAAGCGGAAAGGGTAACAAACGTGTATGCGGCGGCGATTGGTGCATCAATGGCAAGTATGGAGAAACTCTCCAACTCAATGGGTTATGTAGGCCCAGTAGCCAACAGCCTTGGGTGGGAAATCGAAGAAGTCACAGGTGCGTTGTCCGTTTTATATAACGCTGGTTATGACGGGTCAACGGCAGGTACATCCTTGCGACAAGCACTTGTAGCATTGATGAATCCGACGTCTAGCGCACAAAAAGTGTTTAAGGAATTGGGAATAGACCTAGAAAAACTAGACCCAACCTCGAACGATTTGGCGACCATACTAGATGTTCTCTCGGATGCAGGTATGACAACCGCCCAAGCAATGGAAGTCTTTGGTGCAAGAGCAGGCCCTGGTATGCTTGCACTTATGAGTGCCGGGGGCGATGCTGTAAGGGATATGACAGATGCGGTAACAGGGACGAACAAAGCCACGGAAATGGCTGAAACGCAGTTAGATACCTTACAAGGTCAAGTGAAAATCTTGAAATCCGAGTTGGAAGAAATTGCTATTATGTTCGGCGATGTGCTTATACCGATTATACGGCAATTTATACAAAAATACATCAGTCCGCTCACAGCAAAACTGATGGGATTGAGTATGGGTACGCGAAAGAATATCGTAACGGTAGCACTCCTTGCCGCAGCCATTGGTCCGTTGTTGTTGGTAATAGGCAAACTCATAGGCAGTATAGGAACAATCGTCAAGATTGCATCAATGCTGTTCACAAAGGTGGGTTTGATTATAGCCATCATTGTAGCAGTAATAGCAGTCGTGGTGTACCTGTGGAAAACCAACGAGGGTTTTCGAAAGGCGGTCACAAAGATTTGGGAAAAGATAAAGAAATCAATTCTCAAAGCGGTTGACGCAATAAAGGAATGGTGGAGTCAAAACGGCGAAAGAATCATCAATGAGGCGAAAGCCGTAATCCTTGCTTTATGGAACGTAATCAAGTACATATTCAGAAGAATATGGGAGATTGTAGTAAAAGTTTTTGGCATTGTCAAAGACATTGTCCTAGACGCACTTCAAACGGTAGCAAGCCTTTGGAAAAAGTACGGGGACAAGATTTGGTCAACGGTCAAGCGAGTGTTCAAAGAGATTTGGAAAGTCGTGAAGACCTGCTTTGATATTATTGTCGATGCGGTGCTTAAACTCTTAAACTACGTAAAGCCAATATGGGAGAAAATCAAGGAATTATTCGCATCGCTTTGGGACACCATAGTCAACCTTTATCAAACCCTAAAGCCGATATTTGACCTTATAGGCGGGGTGGTAATGACCTTGCTTGGTGTAGTAATGGGCGTAATAAACGGCATAATCCAAGCACTCGGACCGCTAATCGAAGCGGTGCTTGACGTGGGGAAAGCGGTTTTGGACATCATTAAAATGGTGTGTGCATTACTTCGTGGCGACTGGGCAGAAGCCTGGGAGTATATGAAGAGTTTTGCTCTCAATATTTGGTCGGCGATTAAGAACATATTCCTAGGAATTTGGGAATTTATTCAAGGCTTTTGTGACGGAATCGGCAAGTTTTTCCAAAACCTTGGTGTCAACATTGGCGAGATTTTCAAGTCTTGTTGGGAGGGAATATCGAATTTCTTCATCAATATTTGGGAAGGGATATGCTCGGTTTGCACCTGGATATGGGACAAAATTACGGGTCTATTCAAGAGTATTGGCGACTTTTTCGCAAACCTTTTCAAAGAGGCATTCAATTGGGGTAAAAACCTAATTCAAAACATCGGCGATGGTATCGAGGCGGCTTGGGATTGGGTTGTTGACGGTGTAAAGGACATAGGTGGAGCAATCAAGGACTTCCTTGGGTTTGGTTCACCGACAAAGAAAGGTCCAGGACATACGGCTGACGAATGGATTCCTAACCTAATGGATATGATGGCAACGGATATGTACACGGATATCCCGCTTATACAAAGGGCGGCGATTCAAGTGGCGAATGCACTCAATCCGACAGCAGGTGCAAATCGAGCAATGGTCGGTGCAGGGGCAAGCCCTTACGGGGAAATGCTCAACGGCTTGTTGCAAGGAATGACAGCAACGAATGGGATGACGAGCGAAGAACAAAAAGAACTTGTCATGGAAATAGACGGTCAGACCTTTGCAAGGTTGATAGTCCCGAAATTGACAAGAGAATACAAACGCAACGGCGTATTATTAAGGGAGGTATAGGGTGGAGTTTTTACGAGTAAACGGGTTAGCAATAAATGCACCGAGCGAAATAACAGTTTCGCCCGAAAACCTTGATAAAGCCGAAAGAACTATGGACGGAACGCTAGTCGTTGACGTTATAGGGACTAAAAGAAAAGTGGATGCCAAGTGGGAATACCTTTCAAAAGAAGATATGACCATTTTGGCAAACGCTACGAAAGATAGCGCATTTACAATGATAACCTTTCACGATAAAACCACGGGGGCGTTGATATCAATGACCGCCCGTGGGGAAGGGTTGACCTACTGTCCATTTTATAATTGGAGCAGGGGTGTGTTGATGTGGAAAAGCGTAGCGATAACATTCAAAGAAAGATAAGGGGGAGAAGATGCAATACTCGGATAACCCTAGAAAAATTTATGGTCGAGTAGAGATTGTGTACTCGGACATAGACATCAGTAAAGACATAACAACCGACGTAAGCGGAAACTCGGAAATCAGCCATCCGCAAGAAGTTTATTTGGGGTATTTTATGCCAAGTGTCAAAGCCTGCACGATGGATGGGAATAGCACAATGGATGGTTCGTTTCAAATGATAGACGATACCGCCGTGTGTGGTTGGTGGAGTGGCGACTTATGCAATGCAAGTGGTGTGTTCGTAAACAAGCCTTTCTTGGAACTATCCTTTGTGAAACGACCTATTATCTCTTGGCGAGTGATGGGCGATTCAAGGCTAAATCAATACCCCGTAGATTTCACTATTCAATACAAAAGAGATGGTGCTGTAATCAAGACGGATACCATTATGGGTAATACCGAAATGGAGCGAGAATTTAGACCTATGGTGGACGATATCACAGCGGTTCGACTAACAATAGGAAAGTGGAGTCAGCCGAATGCTTGTGCCAAGATAATGCTTTTTTACGACAGACTAGCGGAACTTTATCAAGGCGATGCAATGCAAATGTTCGAAGTAAACGAAGAACTCGGCGCGGCGGACGGAAACTACAACATCAACTCCGATACAATGACGGTATCGATATACAACAAAGATCGAAAGTTCGATAAGGGATACTTGCGGTCGTTGTTGGTTTTGGATAGAAAGATTATGCCGAGCATCGGAATAGAAGACGAATACGGACAAGTACAATATCAGCCGTTGGGGACTTTTTATTCGGATGAATGGCAGGTCAGCCAAGATAGTCAATGGGTCAAGGTAAGCGGAGTCGATAAACTCTTGCGACTTCAAACGAAGACCTATATGGGCTATCCCATAACACCAAATGCAACGTTGTATGAAATGACGGTAGATGTCTTGCAAAAGGCGGGAATGAAAGAAAGCGAATACGAAGTGTCGGAATCGCTGAAAAACATAATCATCAACACCGCATTTCTACCGAAAACAATGGTATGGGATGCATTGCAAGAAATCGCAAATGCAGGGTTGTGTAGGATTTACCAAGACCGAAATGATAGGACGATTGTAAGAGCAGAAGAAACTCCTTCGTCAAAAAGCCAAGTGGAAATCAAGCCAGAAAATATGTTTTCCTATACCTCTAACATTACGCTAACGGAATTTGCGAATAGCATAACCGTAGAGTATTGCGAAGTCGAAGTGTCGGACGATTTGGTGGATACCGCCGAAATATCGGTAGAACTTGGACCATACGAGCAAAAGACAATAGAGGTCGATTATACGAGCGACATTGCCTATGCAGCGGCGGTTTCGGATAATGCAAACATAAGAATAACCAACTTGACGGGCGGTATCAACTATGGCGTATTAACCGTAGAAAATAAAACGGACGCGACAGCAACCGCACTTATAACGATATCGGGAAACGCTATAGACATTACTAGCAAAAAGTTTGTAAAACAAGACGAAAGAAGTGTGAACAACTTTGGCTTGGTTGAATATACGCACCCTGCAAGCGACCTTATTCAGTCGGTTGAACAAGCGGAGAGAATTGCTGATGTATTGCTAGAAAAAATGAAAGCGGGTGGCGGTGTAATAACCCAAAGTTGGCGTGGAAACCCTGCCTTGGAGTTGGGACAAAAATACAATTCCATAGACCGATTTGGCGATACGAGCGAATTGATGTGTGAGTATAACAAATTCACCTTTGATGGTGGACTAAAACAAGAAACTAGAGGACGAAAATTGTAGGGAGGTAACTATGGCAGATTGGAAAACACCGAAGACGGATTACAAGTTGACAGACCAAGTGAAACCCGAAATTTTTAATGACCTTGGGGAGAACGAAATTCATCTAAAAGAAATTTCCTGTCATTTGGAAACCCAACCGAAAAGCGGTACGGCAAAGACGCTGAACGCAATCGTCTTGGTGGAGGTGTAAATGCTACATCTAGTACGAGGCGATATTTTAGAGTTTTGCGTGGCAATGTGTAACGTTGACCCGTATGCAGTCAAAAAGGTAGAGTTTACAAGCAAAGACTTGGGAGTAAGGACGGAGGCATTTTTTGACGATGGAGTATACCGTGTCCGCATTCTAGGCGAAAAGACGAAAGATTTTCCGATAGGCTTTAGCAAATACGACATTACCCTTACACTCATTGACGATGAGAAAGTGACTATAAGGCACGATGAGCGGATTGAAGTCTTGGAAAAACGGAGCGAGGTGTGAAATGCAAAAAGAACATGGTATTGTTATCTGTCCAGGAATTACGGTTTCGGACAATTATATTAGGCTGACTAACAAGCCTAAAATCAACGGGTTTGAGTTAATCGGCGACAAGAAAGCGGAGCAACTCAACTTGTTATCCAACCAAATTAGCGAGTACGAGGAAACTGACCTTGCAAAAGTAGGGAATGATTCCTATATGCTCGTGTTCCCACAAAATGGTAAACCTGGAAAGGTTCGAGTGGGAGATGTAAAAACGGGGACTTTTTCCACGACGGAACAAGTAACCGAAGAAACCATCGAAACGATGGAAGTCGGAGAATTTATTTTTAAGAAAATGGAGGAATAAAACATGGCACAAACGACTAGCAAATTTCAAATTATTCAAAAGGTAAGCGAAACGGACACTTTGGTCTTGCATCCTGAAACGGACAGTAGCGTTGTAAAATATGACGGTTCGAAATCGGGAAGTTCCGCAACCAACGTGCAAGACGCTTTGGATATGGTTCAAGGCGCTGTTGATAGCATTACGGGTGGCGGTGTTGTAACGGGTATTAAAGGCAACTCCGAAAGCACCTATCGTAAAGGACAAGTCAACATTACGGCTGCGAATGTGGGGGCTGAAACAGCAGGTGCGGTAGCCAGCCACAACAGCAATACTTCTGCTCACAGCGATATCCGTGCAGCGGTAAATACCGCTCAAGCGAAAGCAAACGAGGCATACGCACTTGCGGAAGGCAGAGCAAGAGCGGTTGCGTTTGATACTGTTGATGCGATGAAGAGTACGTTGAAAGCGGCAACAAACACGGCATACAAGGTAGGCGACCATATCCTTATTAAGGCATCGAATACAACGGATTATTGGGTTTCGGCGGTTGGTACTAGCAATTCGGGGGAATACGGCTACTACGAATTAAGTCCGCTTGAAACTCCCAAGGTAGACCTTTCAGGCTATCAAACCAAGAGCGATAGTACGTTGAATACTTCGAGCAAAACTGTGGTGGGTGGTATCAACGAAGTAAAAGCAACTGCCGACTCTGCTTTAAGTAAGGCTACGACCAATGGTACGACGCTTACCAACATTACCAACGGCACAACTGCTGTGCCTAAAGCAACGAGTGCTACTTCCGCAACGACTGCGACTACGGCAACGAGTGCAGGCAAGTGGACAACGGGTAGAACGATTGGAGTAAGCGTAAACTCTGGTACGAAAAGTGATGGTTCTACTGCCATTACGGGGTCGGGTAGTCAAAGCGTTGATGGTTCGGCGAATAAAACGATTTCGGTAACCCTTGGGGATAGCGGTGTCACCGCAGGTATTTACAGCGCCGTCAAAGTTAACTCGAAAGGGGTTGCCGTTCAAGGCGGTCAAATTATGGAAATCGGTGCAAGCGGACAAACCGCTCCTAGTGATAGCCTTGCAATCGGCGGTTTATTTTTTAAAGTAATTTAAGGGGGATAGGATATGCCATACAGACCTAAAATTAAAAATTCGGATGGTTCGTTGACGGATTTGCCGTTAGAAGCTGAAACCGCCGTAAAACTTAAGACGGCTCGAACAATAGGGCTGTCTGGGGTAACCGCAACCGCTCAATCGTTCAACGGGACGGGGAATATTACAATCCCCGTTACCGCTGTCCCTGCGAGTTTAATTACGGGTACAGTTAGGGCGACCTCCGCTGATGCAATTTTTAAGGATTCTAGCGGCAATTATTTGACCGCAAGCATTGATGTAAACGGCTACGCACAATTGAGTGATGGTTCTACAGTAATGAGAAAGAAACCTTTGTATGTGTCAACGATAGGCACATATTACGAGAACTACCAGCTTTTATCGGGAGATACATTCCCAAAGGCGGGGAAATTATATGAGATTATCTATGAGGATAACGGCATAAATCAATACTTTAGGTATAAATTCCCTACGACAACGAGTGGTACGCTTACGATTTATTTCTCGCTCCTTTTTAACGTTCATAAGAGCAACTATGACTTTAGAATTCAAGAGGCGGGAAGTAGCACGACGTATAAGTCGATGAGATGGGATATTGACTTTACTAATAAAACTGTAAAGCAAACAAAATATTCGGGCGGTTCGTGCGCGGCAACAACTGTGTACTTCAAAGGGGTTTATGAATTGATTGAACAAGGGGGAGCATAAGATTGAAGATTATACCATTAAATAAGTTTGATTATCAAATTTTTCCTATCAACGAAGGGGATGCATACATAGAGATTTCCGAAGAAGACTTCCGTGGGTTAGAAGACCATGTGAAATGTTTTACGGATGACTTAACGGCGGTAATCGATTACGTGAAGACGGGTGCGGAGTTGTTAAAAGAAGAACAGGAGCGAAAAAACGAAGAACTCCGATTCCAAATTTACGACTTAAAAGCACAACTCGCCGCAACCGATTATAAGACCTTAAAATATGCGGAAGGCGAACTCACAGAAGAAGAGTACGCCGAAACGAAAGAATATCGAAAAGGCTTGAGAGTTCGAATCAATGAACTCGAAAGCCAAATTGTGGAGGTATAACGTGGTAGCAATAATTATAAGTATCACAGCAAGCATCGTCAGCGGTATGGTGCTTTTTTTCTTGCAAAGATTTTTCAAGAACAAAGCAAAGCTCGATGAAGAAAGAGACGCGGCGAAACGAAAAGAAAACTTGCTCATCCTTAAAAGCATTGACGCGGTGGGGAAATTAACCTATGCGGACTCCATTGCGATTAGAGATGGCAAGACGAACGGGGAGATGAAAGCAGCGGTCGAGGCTTATAAAAAAGCCGACAAAGAGCTATACGATTTCCTATTGGAACAATCAACCTTGAATTAACGGAGGGGAATATGAAGACGATAAAAGAAATTTTATTTTGGGTCATATCGTTGACCTGGGGACTACCATTGACCATGGTAGGGATATTCGCAACAATCGGTTTATTGATTACGGGGCATAGACCGCACCGATACCATCATTACCTTTATTTTAAGGTAGGGTATAATTGGGGTGGAGTGAACTTCGGACCGATATTTATTGTGGATAACTATGCAAGCGAAAGAACGTGGCGACACGAAACAGGACACGGCTTGCAAAATATTATGCTTGGGCCATTGATGCCATTCGTTATTGCGATACCATCTGCAATTCGATATTGGTATAGGGAATACCTAGTAAAGGTAAAGAAGAAAGCAAGATATGAATTGCCGCCCTACGATTCCATTTGGTTTGAAGGGTGGGCAACGAAACTCGGAGAGAGATATAATACGGAGGTGTAATTTATGGAACAATATTTGGAACTTGTCAGCGTCCCTGCGATTGCAGCGGTCGTGTATTGGGTGGTAAATCTTATCAAATACATCGTGGGGGAAAACGAAACTTTCAAGCGTTTTATTCCGCTCATTGCAACGGCACTTGGCGTAGTAAGCGGTGTCGTATGTTTCTACGCATTGCCTAGCATTATCCCTGCCACGAACCTTTTGGTGGCAATCGTCATCGGCGGTGCAAGTGGCTTAACGGCAACGGGTGCGAACCAGGTACTTAAACAACTTACAAAGGGCAATAAAGATGAGTAAAGAAATACAGTTGGCAATCGCAAATGAAATGGTCTTAATCTTATGGGAAAAAGACCTGATTTCAACGAAAGAAAAGGACGAAATAATTCGTAAAAATGAATTGAAAATTCTTTGCTAATTACGCATTTTTGGCTGGACTTTATCATAAAAACACGCTATATTTGTGCTATCCACTAGACCTGGGTAGCACAAATTTTTTTACCCATAGTTCAAGCCATATATGGGTCTAGGGGAAGAACATCAAAAAGTCTAAAAAAAGGAGGTAGCAAATGCAGATGAAACGTGCGGCGGCTTACGGAAGAGTATCCACAAACAGTAAGGCACAAGAACATAGTTTCGAGAACCAAAGTGCATATTGGAACAGAGTGCTTGGCAACGACCCACAATATAAGTATGTAGGCTTATATGCGGATAAAGGTATAAGCGGAAAGCACTTGCGATTACGCCCTCAAATGCTCGCATTGCTAGATGCGTGTAGGCGTGGCGAAATAGATATAATCTTCACGAAAAGCGTACAACGATTCGCAAGAAACACTCAAGAGCTACTCGAAGTCGTAAGAGAGCTTCGTGAAAGGGACATAGCGGTGGTCTTCGAGAAAGAAGGAATCAACACCTTAAACCCCGACAGCGAACTGTACCTAACGGTAGCGGCGGCGGTGGCTGAAGAAGATTTGACTAGATATGGTCAAAACGTGGCTTGGGCAATAGAGCAGAGTTTCCAAAAAGGGGAACTAACGGTAATAGGTGTGACCTTGCTAGGGTATAGAACCATAAATAAAAAAATGGTAATTATACCCTACGAAGCCGAAACGGTAAGGCTCATATACGAAATGTATGCGACAGGGGAACACAGTTGCTTGTCCATAGCAAAATACCTAAATGAAATCGGAAGAAAACCCTTACTCGGAGATAAATGGAGAGGGTCGCAAGTCATGACCACAATAAAAAATGAGAAATACAAAGGGTCAGCATTGCTCCGAAAGAGTTTCAATGAGAAAGGAAGAACGGTAACGAATCGTGGAGAAAGGGACATGTACTATGTGGAAAATAGTCATGAACCCATCGTCAGCGAAGAGATATGGGCGAAAGCAAACGCAATAATGGACAGCCGAGCGAAAGAAGGGGTACGCGGAAGAGTAATAACCCCCCACTTATTCTCGCACCTTATCGAATGCCCTAAATGCGGGAAGAAATACCTGCACAAAATCAATAGTAGCGGTACAAAATATGCTTGCCCATTCTATAAATGTCAAACCCAAATGCAAGGCGGGGTGGCCGCATGCGATAACAATGGCATAAAGGAAATAGTATTGCACGAAAAGTTCGTAGAATGCTATAATGAACTTGTGACGAATAAGTATAACAGCGAAGAAGACAAGGCGGTCAAAAGAGAAATAGCCAAGGTGCTTGAAGAAGAGCGAGAACTCAATAGATTGAAAGTAAAAGGTCTTATAACAAAGGCTGATTTTGTCAAGGATATGAGAGAACTCGAAAAGAGAAGAATGGATTTGGAATTAGAACTCAATAACCTTAAAAAGGGCGGGGTTCAAAAGAATAGCACAATTACAATAGAAGACTTAAACGAAGATTTGGTAAGTAGAGTGATAAAGAAGGTCATTGTCCACGATTGGATAGTGACCTTCGTCTTCTATAACGGTGTTGAAATCAGTAGGGAGTACACCAACGGAAAGCCTGGCAATCAGGTGGGTTGGGCAGATAGAAAAAGACTAAAGGAGGAGCAAAATGGAAACAACTCAAACTAACACCCCCAAGGTAGTAAAAATCGTAAGGGCGACAAACGCGACCGCAATGGCAAGAAATATAAGGGAGCAAATAGTCGATACTCGTCTACCTGTATGTGCCTATGCCCGTGTCAGCACCAACAACGAAGAGCAAGAAGACAGCCTTGAAAGACAAAGGGAAAGGTACACCCAACTAATTAACGGTAGACCCGATTGGAAACTCGTAGAAATTTATGCTGACCCTGGTATAACGGGAACAAGAGCCGACCTACGAAAGGGATTCCAACGAATGCTCGAAGATTGCCGAGTAGGAAAGGTCAAGAAAATCCTAGTAAAATCAATCAGCCGTTTCGCAAGAAACACGGTCGATGCCTTAAAGTACATACAAGAACTGAAAGAAATCGGCGTAAGCGTTTACTTCGAAACCCAAAACATTGACACCTTGTCGCCTGGTGGGGAAGTGCTTATAACGATACTCGCCGCAATGGCAGAGCAAGAAAGCCGAAACATGTCAACGAACATCAAATGGGCATACCAAAAGAAGTTCCAAGAGGGCGAAATCCAACTCAACTACTCGTGGTTTCTCGGCTATACAAGGGACGAAAACAAGAACCTAGTAATCGTACCTGAACAAGCGAAAATCGTAAGACGAATTTATAGGGAATTCCTTAATGGCAAGGCTTGTAGCGCAATAGCCAAAGGGTTGACTGAAGATAATATCCCCACGCCGTCTGGGAAGAAAAAATGGCAAACGACTACGGTACAAAGCATACTCACCAACGAAAAATACTACGGCTGTGCATTCCTAGGGAAGACCTGCAAAAAGGATGTCTTAAGCAAGAAGAGGGTAGAAAGCGAAGAGGTGTACTATGTGGAAAACAGCCACCCTGCGATTATCCCCAAAGAAACGTGGGACTTGGTACAAGCGGAAATGACAAGGCGAAAGGAATATAGAACGAGTACCGATTCGGGAATGGGGAAATACACTAGCAAGTATCCGTTCAGCAAGAAACTTATATGTGGAGAGTGCGGTGTGCCGTTCCGAAGACATGCCCACAAAGGCAAAGACGGCTATGTGAGAGTGTGGGCGTGCTGCACTCACAAGCTCAAAGGGAACGAGTATTGCAAACAAAAGTATGTCAAGGAAACGGATGTGGAAAATGCCTTTATAAAAGCCTTGCAAGAACTAGTAGGCGATATGGAAATAATACAAAAGGTCGTGCGAGAGAATGTGGCAACATCCTTGGATGATGAGGTCGCTGAAAGAATGACTACCATCATAGACCAACTTGAATTGCTCCAAGCGGACATGATATCCATCAACCGACAAAAGAGAGAGGGGGCAATCACATTCGAGCAATACGCGGAATCGGCAAGCCAAATCGCAGACAAGATAGAGGCACTAGAAACGGAGAGAACGGAGCTCGAAAGAAAGGGCGAAGAAAGGCTAGTAGCGACCAAGCGAATCAACGACATAATCGAAGTGCTGAATGGCTTGACCCCATCGGAAGAGTTCAATGGAGAGATGTTCACTAGGCTAGTAGAAGAGGTAATCATACTAAACAATACGGCAACATTCGTATTCAAGGCAGGGATTAACAAAAAAGTAGAATTATAAGAAAAGACCGACTACGACGTAAAAATCGTAGTCGGCTTTTTTGCTTTAGAGGACAAAATCAAGAGTGCAAAAAATGTTCAAACTTTTTCGCCTAAAAACAGGTAAAACCCCTTATATGTACAGCGGATTTTGATGTTTAAGGGTGCAAGAGTGAAGTGCAATTTTGGTGTCCTCTTTTCGCTATTTTAGACAGTCCACAAGGTCCGCTAAAACAGCCAAGGATGTGGGGGATAAAGACTTCAAGCGTTCGCTTATTTTTATGACACAAGGGTCGGACGAACTCTCAAACATAAAGAATTCCGCTAGAGAGATTTCGAGCGCGACGCAAATATCATAAACGGTTTGCAACATAGGGAGAGAGTTTCGTTTCCGCATTTGATAGAGAGCATTAAGAGAAACCCCTGACTCAACACTCAAATGGCTAAAACTCCACCCACGTTCTTTCAACAAATCGTCCAAACGATTGAAGAAATCATCCGTAAATTGTGATGTTTTGCTCATGATGGCACCTCCTTTGTAGATTTATCAAAACAAGGGAGGAACTACTATATTAGGAGCAAGGGTAGTAATACAGGTTGCTCCCTTGAGTCAATACATTGATGTATAAATTATGACAAAAACGCATATTTTTCGGTAGCGAAGATATGGCGATTTTACAAAAGTGTGGAATTTGCCCCTTAAAATTGGTACTCAATGGTTAGTAATGATTTGTAAAGGAATGTTAAAATAAGATAGTCAAAGTAAAATCGGGGCAAAATCAGGCTTATAAGGGCTAGTAAATATGACGGATAACACGCAAAAAAAACTGAAAGTTAGGTATTATAAGGGAATAAAGTGCCGAACTATTGATTGGTTGTGGTATCCGTATATACCTTACGGCAAGGTGACGATTATTCAAGGCGACCCTGGACAGGGTAAATCAACCCTTGCCTTAAACCTCGCTGCGATAGTTTCTACGGGCGGGGTTCTTCCTTTTACAAACGACAGAGTGGAACAAGGCACGGTTGTGTATCAAAACAGCGAAGATGGCATTGACGATACGATATGCCCCCGCTTGAAGAAATACGGTGCGGATTTAGACCGCGTAGCATACATAGACGAAACCGACATATCGCTTGCTATGGATGACGAACGGCTAGATCAAGTTTTATTAGAAACGGGTGCAAGGCTTATGATACTTGACCCTATCCAAGCCTATTTCAAAGAAAATACGGATATGAATAGGGCGTCTGGTATTAGACCTGTTATGAACAAACTAGGAAAACTAGCGCAAAAACATAACTGTGCAATCGTGCTTATAGGGCATTTAAGTAAATCCAAGGGGCTAAACGAGCTGTACCGAGGCTTGGGGTCAATAGACATCCCGGCGGCGGCTCGAAGTGTATTGCTTGTAACGGAAATGACTGATAACCCAAGGGAGAAAGTAATGGCACAAATCAAGAGCAATCTTGCTCCGATAGGCGATTCCGTTGTGTTTCGTATTAAGGGCGATTCGCCGATTGAATGGGTGCGTAAAAGCCGTATAACCGCAGAAGAATTGATAGAACAAACGACAGATAACGTAAGTAAAGAGCAGCGAGCGGAGTCTATTATTTATCAACTTCTAAAGGGCGGCGAAAAGCCATCAAAGGTTGTTCTTACCGAGTGTGAAAACAATGGGATAAGTAACCGCACGGTAAAAACAGCAAAGTCAAAAATGAATATTATAACGACCAAGAAAAAAGATGGGTGGTACTGGTCGTTAGCCACTACTAACACAAAGCAAAAAGCCAAGGAGTATTGGGATGGCGACTGACGAAAGAGAAGAATTACGTAAACTTTATAATAACAATGACGAACCTGCGGCGGCGGCTTTTATTCCTGCTGTGGATAAGAGGAATATTTACGATGGGAATCGTATTTTTCGAGTTTGTGCATATTGTCGTGTCTCCACGGATAACGACGCACAATTATCATCATTTGAGCTTCAACAGCAACACTATAGGCAGTTGGTAGGTCAGCGACCGAATTGGCAGTTGCAACACATTTTCGCTGACGAAGGTATATCAGGTACATCACTCAAGAACCGCGTACAATTTAACGAAATGATAGAAAGGTGCAGGGCGGGAGAATTTGACCTAATCGTAACCAAGAGTGTATCGCGTTTTGCTAGAAATATCGTTGATTGCATAGACCTAGTGAGAAAGTTGAAGAATTTGCCTAAACCCGTGGGGGTATTCTTCGAAACGGACAACCTTAACACTTTGGCAGAAGATTCCGAATTAAAACTGTCAATTCTTGCTTCATTTGCTCAAGAAGAATCAATTAAGAAGAGCGAAAGTATGAACTGGTCATTACGCGAACGGTTCAAGAACAACAAACTGTTGACACCCGAACTGTTTGGGTATAGAAGACCTAGAGATGCGGCGGGTCGTTTTATAAAGTACGGTATCCTAGAAATAGAAGAAAGTGAGGCACTAGTCGTAAAATTCATATTCAATGCGTTTTTATCGGGATATTCGATAGACGGGATAGCAACGCTGCTGACCGACCTTGGCGTAAAAACGAAACTAGGGAATACCGAGTGGAATCAAGGAACGATAGGCTACATTTTACGAAATGAGCGATACTGCGGTAGTGTCCTTACTTGGAAAACCTTTACGGCCGATATCTTTGAGCATAAAAAGAAGAAAAACAATAAAGACCGTGACCAGTATTTATATACGGACCATCACCCAGCAATAATCACCGTAGAACAATTCGAGGCGGCTCAAACCTTATTAATGAATAGAAGACACGGTATGCGTGGTGGCTTGCACATAATGCAAGTTATTGACACGGGAGTATTCCAAGGCTATGTCCCGATAAATCATCATTGGGTAAATGATGACCCCAATGCCTATTTTGATGCATCGGACAGCGTAAGAACAGTAAAAACTCAAAAAACAATAAGAAAATCATCGATTAGCGCATTCGACCTTACAGGATATCAAGTCGTGCGTGGGCAGTTCCTTACAGCGAGAAGTGAATTGCCGTGCATGAGTATTTTCAAGGAAAGAATTGCATTTAACACCTCATGTGGTAAAAAGTTAAGCGAGTTTTCTCACGTACAGTTGTTGTTGCATCCAACGGAACGAAAGATGGCAATAAGACCTTGTGAGAAATCGGATATATTCAGCATATCCTGGCGAAAAAGCACAGGAGAGCCGTATTTGGCAAAATCAATTGGTTGCCCCTATTTCCTAAAAGCATTATTCCAAATAATGGAGTGGAATCCCGATTACGATTACCGATGCACAGGTACATGGGTAGCCAAGGGGAATGATTGTATAATGATATTTAACTTGTCAAACGCATTGCCGCTTGCAATGATGGATGACGATAAGGCAAGACGTAAGAGAACTGCCGTATGCCCAGAAGAATGGGGAGATTCCTTTGGGGACGAATTCTACGACTTTACTCTCGATAACGATATTTACTACTCAAAAGGGAAAACCCCGTTAGGTTCTACCGAAAAGTGTCGTGTCGTTGACGGACAAAACATTGTGGAAGTATGGTCGCAGGAAGAATTAATGGAAGGTGTTAAAAAAATTAAAGGGATGGTAGCAACCGATGAATGATAACAAGTATATTCTTCATTTAGAAGAAGGCGAAGAACAAGAGTCAGTAAACCTTGCGGGGTACGAGGTCGCAAAAGCGGAATTATTCGCGCACTCAAGAGAACCTGCAATAACCGTGTGGAACGACAAAATCAAGTTTAATATGGCTTGTTTGCGTAGATTCCCCAAGGTAACACATATTCAAATCTTGATTAATCCAGATGAAATGAGGCTTATTATTCGCCCCTGTGAACCCGATGCACCCGATTCGTTGCGTTGGGCAAGCGGTGGCGGCGAAAGAGAAATCAAGAACAGAGATATGCTGTGCCAAATTTTTGCTGCGAAACTCTTCGAGCTTATGGGGTGGGACAAGCAATACCGCTATAAAATGTTGGGGAAACCTGCAATTTATAACAGCGAGGGATTATACCTTTTCAAATTGACCGATTTTGAGTTGTTCGTCACGAATGGTCCGAAGAGAAAGAGTCGTTCGTACCTGCCAGAAGATTGGAGAGATTGTTTCGGTGTGCCTTTTGAAAAGCACGATGACGAATATAAAATCGACTTGGCACAGGGATATATCACTACGGATAAGGTAGGGACAATTTAATGGCAAGTGATTACGTTTTAACCGATATATCTCTAGAAGGATATCAACTAGTAAGAGCAACATACTTTGAAAAGTTCATAGACCCGATAATGACGCTGTGGCACACAAGCGTTGCCTTTGGGTTAGGGTGCTATACCGCATTGGGTAATTGTGAATATATTCACATTATGCTGAACGACGCGGAACGTAGCATACTTATTAAGCCGACAAATTCCAAAGAAGATGAGGCTTTGGCATGGCGTAGGAGTGGTAAGGAAGCAAAGTATAACAAGATGGACTGTGCAATGTTTTCTCGAAAACTTTACGAGAAATGGAAACTCAATCCTGCCTACCACTACCGCGCGACGGGTCGTTTAGTTCAATGCGATAAAAAACTAATGATACTCTTTAACTTCAAAGAGGCGATAGTTTACGACGGAGCGAAGGTGGTAAAGGATGAAGAGTGATACAACATATATTTCGTTTTATCTAAAAAGCAATACTATACGGATTTTCAAGAAGACAATCCGTGGGTTGGGCGTGCCAAAGTTTATACGATTTCGTGTAAACCCAGAGGGTACTTCAATGCTTTTGGAAGAATATGATAGGATAACATTAACGTCCTTTCGTATACCCAAGAATATTGAAGACGTAGATGGCAGTATGGATGTCCATAGCAAGCCATTCAGCAGATTAATGGCATATAAGCAAGGGTGGGATGTTGACAAGTCGTACCGCATACCTGGAAGAGTGATAAAACACCAAAAGGTAGCGGTTTTTGACCTTACACAAGCCGTCCAAATTTTAGAAGACAATAGAATAAATCCGTTAGAAAACTTTAAAAAAGGCGGGAATAAAGATGGAGAAGAAAAAGAAGAATGATTCTAATTACAGCACCTTTATTAAATATGTGCGTGGAGAAATGCGATTGACCCAAGAAGAACTCGGTAAGGAGTTCGGTGTGTCGCCCATCACGATATTAAGATGGGAGCAAGGGAAAAGCAGTCCAAACTTTCTAAACAAGAAACAAATTGAAGATTTTTGCGAAATCAACGGAATCGACTTGACAAAATATCTCTAACTAGGGCTTGTTTTCTTTAACGTAAAGTAAAAAATTTGTCAACTTGTTTTGACATAATTGTAAAAAGAAACACCACCTAGGGAAAACTAGGTGGTGGCTTGCTATATAATAAGGACAAAAAGATGAACGAACGGATTATAAGGAATAGAATACGATGCAAAAAGTGTGGGGATATAATTGAGTCGCACTATTGCCACGATTACAAGGAATGCAGCTGTGGGAGTTGTGCGGTGGACGGCGGTCATCAATACTTGCGTAGGTGCTTTGTCGAGCAAGACGGATTTGAAGAATTATCGGAAGTAGTTATAATAAACACTACAGAAGGTCAACGCTTATGCGAAAGAAGACATGAGAAAGGATATACTCAAAAAGAGGTGGCGAAAAGAGCAAAGATAGCCTTGCGACAGTATCAGCGTTTTGAGAATGACGAAAGGAAATTTTCGAATTGCAGGTGTAAACAATACCTTGCTATTTGTAAAGTGCTAGGGTTTGACCCATACGATTTTTTTGAAGACTTGAAGAATATGTGGAGGTAATAATGCCATTAAAAGGACATGAAATAGAACGAATTGTCGGACCGTGCAGCAAGCATGTGACTGGGGAAGGATGGGTGACGGAAGTCCCCGTAACCGCAATTTTAGGTAGAGGGTATGTAAAAGAAAAGTTTGCGAACCTTGAAGAAAGGCAGGTAAAGACCGCCCAAAATGTTTGGCAATGCACTAATTGTGGCGTGTTTTATGTAAATATGCAAAAAGCGGTGCTAGAGAAAAATTATAAATACTGCCCACATTGCGGAGCAAAGGTCGTGGCTTACCTTTCGATAAAGGGTCAAATTTTACGAGAAGAAGAGCGCCGTCGAGAGTTTCAAGGGCAAGGCTAGAGGGGATATATGCCAAAACTAGTTAAGAAATACTACGGACGCATCCTAACGATAATATCAAGGGGGACTATTGAAGAAATCGAGTGGTCTTGGAGAACGATATTTATAGGACTACGTGGCGAAATAAAAGTGTACGAAAGCGAAAAGGTGTCGCCAGGTAAGCCGTTTATTTACATGAAGGGGACGGATTCGTACATAAGAACAGGTATAGGAGAAATGTCTCAAAATGGGGATATAATAACATTCACAACGAAAAACAGCATTTACAAATTCCTTGTTATGAGCAAAAATTTATTGGAAGACGATGAAGAAAAGAAAGAACAAAACGGGGATACCTGATCAAGTATATAATATATAAAGGAAAAAACAGGAGAAGAAATGGCAAAGAGTAAAGAGATGATTTGGAATGTTTATCACAGCAGGGTAAGTACGGGGGAAATCGTAGAATACAATATTTTCGACCACTATAAATTTTGTGAAGATGTGAAAAAATTGATGAAAAAGAAGCTCCCGAAGGAAGAATTTGCGGAGGCTTTGAGAAAGGAACTGTCCTATTATTTTTGGGCAAAGTGCGAGTGGGAAGTTTTAGTAACGCATTTCCCTGGCTACATAGAGAAAGAGCAAATAAACAATTTGATGGACGAATGGGACAAGTGTCGTAGGGACAACGGACACTATCCTTATGCCAGCCACGTGGAAATTAAAGGCAGTAAAAAGATAGATGTTTATGCCCAGGTACGGCTGAATTGGCAGGCGTTCGTGGACTATGTTTGGAGCAAGATTTAACAAAAACAAGAG